CTCATATGGCCTCTCGGTGCATTGAAGCTCGCCATGATTGCTGTCAATCAAACAGGTGTAGAAGGCGCAAAGATATTCAGTCGCGTGACATTACAGGGCGTACAAATAGGATTCGGAAAGATAACATCTTCCATAAAAAATATCCTGACATCTTCTACTACCTGGATTACCGCTGCCATTGCTGCTATAGCGGGTATCATCACCCATTTTACGTCTATGTCGCGTGAAGCCGAGCGCGTAGCCAAGAGTATGGCTGAGTCTGCCGAGCGTTCTGCTGCCGAAATAGATAGAATATTACAGAAGTACAATGGCGGTGCCATCAACATCTCGCCGACAAAAAGCTATGTGAATGGTAGTGAAGTTACTACCAATAACATACAGTTCAACCGAGATGCCATGCGTTCGCTGAATCTCGGTTATGAGCTCGAGGAGCTGAAACGCAAGCTGCAATCCATGTCACCTTTCTACGAAGGAGATTTGGTGGATATATTCAAACTGCAGAGCCAGGAAGAACAGTTTGAGGCTATCATACGTAAGATGGAGAGTTACCGTCAGTCCGGGGATATCCTCTCCGCATACGAGGATGTCTTTGCAGATAGCAGTAAGGGAGGTTTCTTTAAAGGCATGGAGTCTTTGGAGACCAACCTTAAAGATTATGCTGACAACATCACGCGCATAGGCAAGAGATTGCGTGAAATGCGCGATGATGATGTGCTGACACCCAACTTGGTTGACGGTTTCAATAAGGAACTTAACGGTATTTTGGGAGACGGCAATCTGGCTTCAAAAGTTGAAGAGTTGAGGAATTACTTCGTCAGCACACTTTCTTTGAGTGAGGACGACAGATATCAGTTGTTCCTCTCATGGTCACAAGGTCTCAAAGATACTTATGTCAAAGCTATGGATCTTACCGGTAATGGCGCATACCAATCTCATGCTTCTTCCGGTAACCCATGGCGTTTCGGTGACCTCTTCAGAAAAAGTGCTGTAAAATCAAAGAGTGATCTTGAGGCTAACATTGAGAATGTCGCCAAAGGGTTGGAGACTGCACTCGCTAATGTCGATAGCTATGAAACTCGTATCGCCACAATGCGTACCCGATTCACGTCGTCTATGGAGGGAGCCAATCTCAGTGCTGATGTGTCACGCACACTGTTTGAATCCTTGCTTCGCAATGTCAGTGGCAGGCTGGGTAATGATGATTACACTCAGTTCCTGACAACTGAGTTTATGAGCGATTTCGGCAAGAGTATGTCCGATGCTATCAAGAATAATCCCAACTGGACGCAAGGGCAGGCTTTTGATGCAGCAGCGGGAATAGCCGGTAACATTAAAGAACAATGGATACAGGCCGGTCGAGATGTTGCCTCTTTCTGGGGCGACGGTTTTGTGGAAGAATTGCAGACTTCGGCGAAATCAATGGTTTCTGTCCGTCAGGCATGGCAGGAGGAACTGCAGGGCGCATTCAAATATCAGGATGAGCAAGGTCAGGATCAATGGGGTTACTCGGAATTTTATAACGCATTCACCAACAGAGTGCGCGAAGCAACAGAATCCGATGATATAGGTACTTTCTTCGGTGAGACCATGAAGAAAGTGCATGATGACATGGCTAAAACAATAGAAAATCTCTTTAAGCCTGCGTCTAAGAAATGGGGAATTAATATCGAACCGGACCTGAAAGTCAAGACCGGCAATCTCGAACAACTCAAGAAAGTAAGGGATGATATTGCAAAACGTCTTGATATAACAGTCCTCAATCCCGCGACAAGAGAAGGACTTGAGGAATTGAGCAAAGAACTGAATAAGGTTATTCTCCTCGAGGAAACAGCCAAGGAGTACGGATTCCTATACGGCGAAGATAAGAAAAAAAGTGATGGTACCGGCTATAAAGCAGAATTCGAGAAGCGGTGGGATGAGCGTATTCGCATCATGAAGGAAGCCTACGATTGGTATGACAAATGGGAGAAGTTGGTCGGACATGACAAGGCGTTGGAGAAGGTCAACGAACGTTATCAGGATATATTCGAGCAGTGGCGCACCGACAACAAGATACCGCTTGATTTCGACATCAAGGATATAGCCGATTACAAGAAGTATGTGGAGCAGATACGCGACTCCGCTCTTGAACTTTATAACAAACAGAAGAATAACCCGGCCAAGAATAACGGTCAGGAGGCTCTGCGTGTATACCGTCAGGCTGTATCATTACTTACCGATATCAATTACGATAACGTCACCAAGGCAGCAGAGAAGTTCAGTTCCATAATCAAGAAGACCCTTGATGATATGGATAAGAGGTGGGATCTCTACAGGTCCGTCCTGGAGGCCACCCATGATCAACAGATGGCTTATGACATAGCCGGTATGTCTGAAAGTGAAATGGAGGTTAGTACCGAGGCGGCCGCTGCACGTATCAACCTTGAGGATTTGATATCCGATGCAGGATTCTCAGGTATAGAACTCGATCTGTCACTTGACGAGGAAGGTATACGTGATATGTTCAAAAATGCCATACCTGACACAGATGACGTCGATAAGTATGCAACCAAAATCAACGGTCTCGTAGATGCGTATCAGAAATGGCAGGAGCTGCAACGTGAGATCATCAAATCGGATGTGCAGGTGTTCGCAAGACTCATGGGTGGCGGTCAGTCCTACGAAGATCAGCTTCATAACATCAACGAAGAAGTACGTGAGCAGATAGGAGCCAACCTCCGTCTCGCTAATCTGTATAAAGAGACAGAAGGCAAGAAAGGTATCTCTCCCGAACAAGAAGCTGAAGCCAACAGACGCGCCATAGCTCAGGGTGATTATAAGAAGCTCCAGCTCTCCGCCAACTATATCAATGCCATGAACAACGCTGTTGCTATGACAAGCGATAAGTTTGAGGAGGTTAAAAAATCTATCGACGCCACTCTCGAGTCGATGCTCAGACATGGCGATATATCCAAAGAGCAGTATGTGACTGAGAAGCAGCGTCTTGATACTGCTGAACAAAGTCGTATCGGTGCACCCGGTAGCGCTTTTGAAGCTCAATTACGGGGAGGCTTTGAAGGTCGTGCTTCATATTACCGCTCTTTGCAGAGTATGTACCTGAATCAGATGGGTGCCTCTGAATACTCCGAGGATGCTGATTCCGCATATCAGACGAATAAGAGGAACGCTGAGGCCGCTAAGATTCTGGCTGATGAGGCACAGAAGATGGCTGTCGCTCTTGAGAGAGTTCAGAATGCAGCAAACAAATTGATTTCTGCTATGAACTACTCCAAGGAATTCTTCAACGCGATAGGTGACAAGGATACAGGATCGGGTTTAGAGAAAGCAGGTACGATGCTGAGCTCGTTATACAACGGAGTGTCGACGGGAGCACAGATAGGAGGAGTGTGGGGCGGTATAATAGGAGGTGCCTTGGGTATGGTTGTCGGTGCATTCCAAGTGCAACATCTTGATGCCCAGGAAACGCATCAACGCAACAAACTTCTCATTGACAAATTAAATAATATCAATAAAAACCTTGATAAGATAGCGGAACGCTCTTTAGGGTATGCATCGATGGATGACCAGACGAAAAGCTATTTTGCCGCTGAAATAGCAAGCCACAAAGAGGGGCGAGAGAGGTTGAAAGAGTTAAAGGATGTCGATACGTCCAATATGACAGAAGAAGAACTGAGAAAGTATGAGAGTGAAGTGGCCTTCAGTCAAGCAAAGGCTAACAAATATAGCGAGCACACTATTAAGGCTATGGAAGAAGCTGAAGAAAGTGGAAGTGCTTATATGGCGCAATACGCATCTCTCTTGGCTCAACGAGATCGTGCCGCCAGTGATTTGCGTACCGAAGAAGGAGATAAGGATGGCTCTAAGGAACAAATAGAATCCTACAAACAGCAGATTGCTGAGTTGGATGACCAAATTATACATTTTGGTCAGGATTTGGCAAAAAATCTGTGGGGTATCGACATTAAAGGATGGGCTGATCAGATAAACGATGCTCTCATGAATGCTTTCGAGAACGGCGAGAACGCAGCCAAAGCCTACGAGGACACCGTCCGTTCTATCATGCAGAGCGTAACGAGTCAGATGATGAAGATAGGTATTCTGCAGCCGATGATGGATCAACTGCAGAAGCAGCTCTTCGGTACCCAAAACGATAAAGGCGAGTATGTAGGTGGTACCGTATCATCCAAAGAACTCCTCAATGACCCCGAAGGCTCAGCTAAGAAACTCGTAGAGAAGTCTAAGGATTTCTTTGATGAGCAGGGTAACCTCATGATTACCGCCGCCAGGGAATTTTATGAGGGTATGAACGCGATGATGGGTGGCTCTCTCCGTAACCCCGACACCAAGACACTCTCAGCGAGCGTACAGGGTACCTCTGAGCAGACCTCAGGACTACTTGCCGGTTATGTGGCTACCACCATGCAGGATGTCGCGATGCAGCGCACGATGTTGGAGCATTATCTCAATGAGATGTGGCCCACATACATCGATGATTACGTCAAGAGTATGACGAATAACATCAGTTTGATTCAGTCCAACGTAAAGGATATACGTGATGCTATCGTCGAACCTGGAGGTATGGCGGATATGATCTACGAGATACATAGTATCTTCGATGCGGTATCCAACGGCTCCAGGATCAAGTCGATATCTACGGAATAAGACAAATACTTACAAAAAAAACGCAAAAGGTGCTGTCTTCTCGGATGGCACCTTTTTTGCTCTAATGCGAAAAATCAAAATAGTAAAAAATCCAGGTCAGAAACGGTTTTTGTATTTTATATCCTTGTCAGCGTTAAGAATGGTGTCCGGAGAATGACGGACGACGAAGACCTTCGCCAAATCCTCTTTCTCCACCGTCACCTGAGCCTTGTCGAACAGATGTATGATGACGAAGCTCCTGTTCTTGGCGGACACCTTGACGGATGAAGTATCCTGTATATGTATGACACCTGATGATATTCCATTGTAGCGAACGGTGCTCTCTGAGTTGCCAGTGATAAGAGCTTTCTCAGGATTAAGCAGGCTGTAGCGGTCGTCGGCGACGATATTCTTACTGCGGAGTATAGATCTGTCGAAGTGAGAGATGAGGAAGTCTTTGCTCGGATAGTGATACTTGGAGCAAAAGTTGAGACCCTTGAACATCATCTCAGCCATCTTATCTACATCCCAATCCTCGTTCCAATCCTTCTGCCATTGGGCACACATACCCAACGCTATCGCCTGATTTTTAAGTTCTGTGTTCAGTTTATTCATGCCGCGAATATAACAATCTTTTATTCCAATAAAAATGAGTTGTATTAAAACATACACATACAATCATCACATTACCAATTGAAACGCTTTATAAATCTCTATTATATATGCTATTTTTGGTAAAATTTATTTACAGTAATGGAGAAGGTTAAGACATATATACAGCAATTGGCTTTTGATGGCCTTAACTACACCAAAGGAAATGTAGTGGACATTCTGACATCCTTTGGTATCATCTGTCAGGAAATTCCATTCAAATACAAACCTGAGGCGAAGGAATTACCCAAACGTGATTGGGCCGGTTATCATGGTGCCGACGTGTTTACGCCCGATGGTGGCCTACCTATCAAGGATTATACTCTTGATGTAGAATTCATGTATGTAGGTAAGGATGATTACAAGGCTGAGGCGTCCGACGAGCGAAAGATCCGCACGGATATCAAGGCTTTCATAGACTACCTATATGGACACGCCAAGGCGCCAGGTCAGTCGGGTGGCGTGCAGACCGGCAGGTTGGCTATTTATAACGAGCGTACAGCAATAGGTCGCAAGGATGTTACGGTCAAGAAGGTAGATCCTAAACTCTTCCTCTGCGACCCATGGGATGACGAATGCCTGGCCCGTTTCTCTGTAACCTTTGATATCAATGACCCTGTGACAGACGTGACACCTGTTGAGGATCAACAGACGGGAGTAGTAACCGACTTAACCTGGAGCGTATGAACAGCATGATAATAGAGAAGCTGGTCGTAGCCGGCGTGTTGTCATCCACAGGTCGCGTCGATAAGGAGCAGCTTGCAACATACTCACTGACCCACGACATTCTCGTGGTGATGTACGACGTGACAGAGGATGAAGAGATTCATACTTATGTTCGTGCTGTTATAAACAAGTGGACCTTCCAGGACAAGGCTATGGGTGAGCAGTTCCTCACCTTCACCCTGAATTCCGAGGTGCCGGTGGCGTGGGCTATAGGTGACTACTGCGTCTTCCGCGGTGAGATATTCTCCCTCAACTACATACCGTCCGTCACACAGAAGGCAGGTCGTGCCGAGAGACTCGACTCCTACGTCTATGAGAACGTGAAGATAAACTCCCTGCAGGATGAGTTAACACGCTGCCAGATGCTCGACGTGGTCCTGGGTGATCACTCCGCATCGGAAGGTACTAACTATACCGGAAGTGCGGTGTTCGAGCTGTTCTGCGGCGAGACATCGGTGGTGATAGAAGGTACGACTGTAGTACGTACGCCTGTGGCTACGTTGGCGGATAAGATATTGGCTAACCTCAACCGCCGTTATGGTGATGACGTATGGCATATATATGTCAACTACACCACCACCCACACCGAGGATAAGAAGCTGTTGTTCAACAACCAATATGTCTCACAGGCGTTGGCTGAGGTCAAGAACACCTTCGACATCAACTACTGCGTCAAAGGACGTAACATATACATCGGCTACGACATGGCCGACATCACGGGTGACACCTCATCTGACATCTTCAAGTTCGGATATGGTAAGGGTTATCCTGTGCATGACGCTGACGGCAAGGGTCTCTTCGAGATAAAGAAGATATCGGATAGCCAACAGCAGATAGTGACACGTCTGCGTGTCTTGGGTTCAAGTAAGAACCTGCCGTACCGTTACTATAACAAACACTATCCCAACCTGCCGCAGACGCTGTTTCCTCTCACTCTCCAGCTTCCGGATACGTTCCTCCCTGAGGGTTATCCTACCGATCTGCCGTCGGCAAACACCAAGTGGGGGCATAACAACGGACGCCCCTCTACGCTCAACGCTGTCCTCGGTCCTGAGAACGACGGTTACATCGACAAAGGTAACGATGCTGCCGGTCAGCCCGAAGGAATACGTGAGGCTACTGTGCGCTTCGACGGCTCCGACGGTAAGATAAAGGAGATATACCCAACCATCGAGGATGTCACCTATGACGAGCTGCGTGCCGCCACAGGACTGAAGGATATAGACGGCACCGAGACACCTTCTCAGTCCGCCTTCCCTGTATATGGCACAGATGAGAAGATAAACCGCATCCTGGCTATCGGCTATGACGCTGACGGCGAGATGGTCGATGATGCCAACATTGGTAACGGTATACTGTCTGTAGGCCGTGATGACGAGGCACAAGGTACCAAGGAGACGGCGGAGATAGCCACTCAGATATATATGAATATCAGCTCATGGAACGAGGAAGAAGACTACCTGTATGGCGATGAAGAAGAGCTGTTTCATGTCAATAACGTAGTGAGCGGCAGATACGCCTTCACTCCTTATGCTTCCAAGGAGCCGTATTATTGGTATAATACCACTATCGAAGGACTCGCTCCCAAGGTAGGATTTATCATACGTGTCAAGCAGACCACCAACGCCGGTAGTGTCACCAGCACCATTGCCGAGTATGTCTCCGACTGGTATTCGAGCGACGCATGGGTCAAGCTGCCGTCTATACCTGACGCCCTGTTCCTGGATAGCGCCAAGGTTAAGGAGATTAAGGTTACCGAGACCTCCAAGGTCACTGTAACCTTCACACCAATCATCGAAAAGTTGGAGGGTATTCGTGACTGTAATTTTATCTATGGCGTTACCAACAAGGGTACCCACCACGAATACATACCGAAATACGTATGGTGTACCATGGACGAGATAGATAGCGGTAACGTGCCGTTCCATATCTACATCAAGGATATGGGCTTTAACCTTACCGCTCAGTTCAACGGCGACACCCCGAAGATATGTATGAAGAGTGGCCTCTGTATAGGCCGTGAGTTCCAGATAGGAGAGAATATCGAAGAGGTGGAGTATGAGGGTAAGAAGGGTTATAAGCTGACTCTCACCCGTGATCAGGATACGAGTCTCAACACCTACTATCCGAACACCAACTACGTCCTCGCCGCTAACGATGCGTTTGTCATCACCGGTATCGATATGCCGGATGCTTACGTCCAGGCTGCTGAGCTGCGTCTGCTTGTCGCTGCTACTGAATGGATGTCGAAGAACGGCTCCACACACTTCCACTATCAGCCGTCGATAGATGACGTATTCCTCAAGCGTAACTATGATAATATGGTCGCTGCCGGTACTCCGGAGAAGAGTATCTATTGGCGTCTCTATGCCGGTCTGAAGCTGTCGTTCTACGGCATCCCCAATACACCCAACGATACCACACCAGAGGAGAGCGTCACCATAGACTCTGTGACGATCAACATGGGCGACAACCTGACACGTAAGGTGGAGATCGTACTCAATGACGAACCCAAGCAGAGTACCCTGCAGAAGGTCGCTGCTTCGGTGGATAAGATCACAAGCACCTTGCAGGCCGGTGGTAGCGGTATGAGTACCGTCACTATGGAGAATACCGTGATGAGGATCGGTGACAACCGTTACATCTCCAAGGTTTATAACGACACCGCGGATAACGACATCACCTTCAATGGTACCATATCGTTCTCCAAGAGACCGCAGATGCTCGTCGGTGCACTATTCAGTCAAGACAGCAACGGACTCTACGGTGCTGATATCGATGAGTCCGGAAACATACACTCCAGAAAAAACATATACGCCAACGGAGGTGTGGCAGCCGGCGGTATCCCAGATCTGCCTATCGTCGGCGGAGGAGGGGGCGGCACTATTACCGAGATAGACATCAACGGCACTCCTCTTGGTGACGAAGATGGTGTGGTTAATATACCCCTTGCTACCACAGGCAACGATGGTGCTATGTCCGCCGCCGACAAGACCAAGCTCAACGGCATAGAGACGGGTGCGGAGAAGAACAAGATAGATGCTATCAAAGTCAATGGTGTGACACAGACCCCTGTAAACAGGGAGGTAAACATAACCATACCCGATGTCCCCGATGTAGTAGCCTATAACGACTTGGACGACTCCGAAGAGGAAGACCTGACGAAGGTGGCATCGGCTAAGTCTGTAGCGATACTCAAGGGCGATATAGGAATAAATGACCTCGACGAGTTCTCTACAAGCAAGAGCTACTATAGAGGTGATGTATGCAAGGTTACTGACGGAATGGGTGTAGCGCGTGGTTATAGGTTTGAGCAGAACAAGGCCGCAGGTGCTTGGGACGGAACGAAGGTGGTGAGGCTGACGTATAAGACACTTGCGCAGCCCTGCCACATACTTGAGAGTGACCTGTTATCAATGTTGACAATGAATTAAAATATAGAGATATGGCTTACGAACAAATACTGAGTCAATATGCCAACAAAAACAATGTTGGTACGTTGTGGGCGCAGATAGTCGCCAACTTCATTCACGCAGCACCCGCAGCCAAAGGCGATTTGCTCTTTTGGAACGCTGCGAGTCAGGGTGGCAGTGGCAACACACCTACGCAGCCGAGTCACTTGACGATAGGTAACGCGGGAGATTTCTTGAGTGTGAACAACGGAGTGCCCGTGTGGACTGCGTTCGGAACACCCTCACTTGCGTTTAGTGACACCACGACTGATGCTCCCAAGCTGGCTATCACGATACAAGGCAAGACCTCTACCGCAGTGGCTCTACCTGTAGCCGATGCCACACATTCAGGTATCTTGACTACGGGCGCACAGACCATAGCAGGCGCAAAGACCTTCAAGGAGACCGTACACTCAGAGAAAGACGTTGAGGCTGACGGTGGTGTGTCGGCTTTCGGTATCGCTGACTTGAGTGTATCGGGCGGTAGCGGCAGTCCCATTGTCGGCATACGCTACGATAACATAACCGTCGGTAGCATTTACTCACCCGTAGACGGCATTATAACGCTTCCTAAGAGCGCGGATAACATCACGTGGACATCTACCAACCAGAGCTTGACACAGACGCAGAAAACGAATCTCTTGGCCTTGTATGACAAAGCACCGAGCGCATTGTGGAACTCAGGTAATGAGATAGCCGATAAGTCTTTCGTCAACTCAAGCATAGCAACGGCAACGGCAACCTTCAGGGGTACGGTGACAGCTACCGATGATACCGATGCCGCCGCCGCAACAGCATTGGCTACCATAACCACGAAGGACTTGAACGACTATGCCTTTGTCAAGGTGGAGAACACACCCAACACAGGAGTAGACAAGTATAAGAGATACAAGTGGAACGGCAGTTCGTGGGACTATGAATATACCCTGAACAACTCTTCGTTTACCTCAGACCAATGGAACGCTATCAACTCTGGCATAACTACCTCTCTTGTTACCGACATAGGCACTCTCAAGGGTTTCTTCAATATGTCAACAGGGGTAGCGAATAATGCCGACAAACTCGATGGGTACGACTCAAGTTACTTTGCTGCGGCAAGCTCATTGGCTGATTACGTCACCCTTGCTACTGCGCAATCCATAACGGGCGCAAAGACCTTCGCATCGGACAACTTTGGCGATGTGCTTATAGTCAAGAGGAACGATACTACTCTTGGGCAGGCCATTAAATTCACCAACAGTAGTAGCGTACTCGGCTACCTCGGATTTGGAACTAACGGTCTTGCTTACTGGGACTATAACGCGCAAGAAAAGAAGATATGGACTGAGACCAATGACGGCAGTGGAAGTGGTCTTGATGCTGACCTCTTGGACGGACAGCACGGCAGTTACTACGCTGTCAAGGCAGACACCGAGAATGCTGTCAACGTACTCTCTTCGGCTATAGGCGACGTCAGTTCCGTAGCCTATGACAACAAGGAGAAGATAGACTCCGTTGAGGACGATGTGATTGAGCTGTACGGCTATTTTGACGGGTCAAGCGCACTACACGCTCTCTCAAGCACCAAGCTCACCACGGCAAGGACTATATGGGGTCAGAGCTTTGACGGCACGGCAAACGTAAGCGGTGCTATGTCAGACGTGACAAGCATTGACTCCCTTGTATATATCAGTTCCTCTAAGGTAGGTATAGGAGTAAGCTCGCCTACGGCTAAGCTGGACATCTCAGGAGGGTTAAAGACCACCGAGGACATCAGTGGCGGGCAGGACATCTATGCCGCAGGAGGTGTGGCAGCCTATGGTATCGCTGACCTCGCAGCAGGAAGCGGTGGCGGTCAGGGTACGGTGACGAGCATCAAGTTCGAGGGTGGCTCTACCATATATTCTCCTGTTGAGGGAATCATCACCCTTCCTGCCTATCCGTCCCTGATAGGATATGCGACACAGACGTGGGTGTACGGACAGATTAGCGACCTTAACTTAGGCACGGCTTCAACCCACGACCACGGAGATTATGTCACCGCAGTATCTATCAGTGGCACTAACCTCAGTGTCACGAAGGGTAACGGCAGTGCGGTGACTTCTGCTATCAACGCTGCCACCCTTGAAGGTACAGCAAAGAGCGGATTGTTTACCGCCTTAACGACAGGTACTACCAATGCTATCGGTATCACTATCGGAGGCACGACAAAGAACATCACCGCATCGGACTTGAGGACGTCACTTAACATAGGTCAGCATAGCGACTACGTTACGGCTTTGGGTGTTAGCGGTAACACTCTTACGTGGTCTAAGGGTGGTGTGGCGCAGACGGCTATTACCGTTCCTTATGCTACCAACTCAGACACCGTAGATACTCACCACGCATCGGAGTTTGTCGGCGCTTTAGGTACGAGCGGAGACGACCTCACTTGGACCAAGATAGGCGGCTCGGCAAACACCTTGACCGTACCCTATGCCACCACAGCCCTTGACGCAAAGACCGAACTCAAGGAAGGACAGGAGTTCGCGTTTCGTCAGACAGGTAGTGGCACACTTACCAAGCCTTACTCAAGTGGTGTATTAAAGAGGGTGTTGGGTAATACGGTGGTGTGGAATCAGAATGTGCATAATGGAACTTTTGAAAGCACGACTGGTTGGGGTGCGGTAAATGGAACAATATCGGCAAGTGGAAACATTCTCTCCTTTACCTATGGTGGAAGCGGTGACGGTGCAGTTTATTACTCTCGCAACTATGTTCCTGTCGTAACCCATAAATACCTCATATATGGTTACATTAATTCAAGTTCAGTGGCACGTTTTATTTGCGGAAATGGTGCAAGTTATGCCACAGGTATTACAGAGATAGAGGTTGTTCAGTCTTTAGCAAATACAATGTCAAAGGCTTATACGTATTTCAGCGCATCGAGTGGAAATAATATGAACACGTTTTTCATAAGAAGAAGTAATAACTTCACTGTGAAAAATGTAACTCTCTATGACCTCACCCTTATGTTTGGCGCAGGAAATGAGCCAACAAGTGTAGCAGACTTTGAGCGCGACTACGGCTATCTATTAGCCAACCCCGAATACAACGCAGGTGAATTGATTAACAATGCTTGTAGCGGACTGGAGACGGTGGGATTCAATCTTTGGGATGAGGCAAATGGATTCACTAATACAAATATAAATTCTACAGGTGATGTTACGTCATCCGATGTCTCGGCCTGTTCAAACACCTTTATTCCCGTCGTTGGAGGTTTGTCTTATTGCGCGAGCGCAAGGAGTTCGCTTCACGGACTTAGGATAGCATGGTATGATGCTACCTACAGCTTTATTAGCAGAAGTGCTGTCACTAATATATCTTTGATTACCGCAACTTCTCCTGCATCGGCAAGATATGCAAAATGGGTTCTTAATTATGATAATACAAGTTTGGTGACCGCATCTATTATTGATGCCCTCAAAATAAACTTTGGTGTTTCCGACACCGTCAAGAACGGCACATACGAACCCTACCGCAAGAACACCCTACCTCTCAACCTCAACTCCTTCCGAGTAAAAGACTCACAGGGTAATATCATTACCATCAACGGATTGAAGAAGGCGGGAAGTGTGTATGATGAGATTGTGGGACGGAAGTTTATACAGAGGCTTGGAAGCGTAGATTTGGGTAGTCTGTCGTGGAATAAAAGTCCTAATTACAATTTCTTTTTTGCGACAGGGTTTGGCAAAAAAACATCGCAACTCAATGTATTGGAAAATATATTGTCTTGCAGATATGTTACAATGGCGACCTCTTATGATAATCAAGTTCAAAATAGAGGCGATAAGACTATCGCGGGTTTTTCAGGAACAAATGGCATTACAGTTGTTGATTCTTCATACTCCGATGCAGCTACATTCAAAACCGCGATGAACGGCGTCTATCTCAACTACGAACTCGCCACTCCCATAGAATACGAACTGATAGACGACTTCCCCACCACCTACCCAGTAGACGTGTTAGGTACAGAGTCTATCCCCGAAGGTGAGATGGTAGCCCCCTTTAAGGCTGACATACAGTATGGCGCAAAGCAAAACGATTTCGCTTGGGATATAGACCATTTGGCAGGTAAGGTGGCTGATATGGACATAAGCCATTACAGTTCTATGAGTGATTCCACAATGGACACTCACGTCATAACGATTGGCGGTAAGAAGTTCTACTTGAAGTTCAGAGCCACGCAAGCCGACACAACGTCTACACCGCAGACCTTGCCCGCCTTTGAGATTGCCGTAGCCGACAACCCCTACGGACAGAACGAACAGGAGTTTGCCTTTGGTACTATCACCGAGGATTGGATAACAACGAATTGCGTACTTCCTTCATAAACGACTATGGCGAAAGAAGATTATCTAAGGAAACAAGAGGTGTTGAAACTCTGGGGGCAGATAGTTGACCTGTTTGCCACCAAGAGTTCCGTCACCACCTTGCAGGGGTACTTCACGGACGGCAAGGCAAAGAAAGCCATTGCGGACGGGGACGGGAACACCATAAGCACGTCCTATCTCAAGCTCACGGGCGGTGTGATGAATAACAACGTGGGCATAGGGTGGAAGAACTCAGGAGGAACGCAAGTGGCGAACCTGT